GGAGAAGCAACAGCTGCTGGTATATCTATGGGTCTAGGTGCTATTATTAAAAGACACAAACGTACCTTAATTAATTTCCAAGAAAACTTTTTAATACCATTTGTAGAAAAAGCTGCATGTAGATATATGCAATTTGAACCTGAGTTATATCCTGCAAAAGATTATAAATTTGTAGCTTCTAGTTCATTAGGTATCATTGCTCGTGAGTATGAAGTAACTCAATTAGTACAACTACTACAAACAATGTCTCCAGATTCTCCAATGTATCCAATGCTTGTTGAGTCTATTGTAGATAATATGGGATTAGCTAACAGAGAGGCTATTATACAACAACTACAAAATGTTAATAAGCCTAACCCTGAACAACAGCAAATGCAACAAATGCAACAACAAATGGCTATTGAACAAGCTAAATCTAGTATTGAAAACCTTAAAGCTCAAACTGCAGAAATTGTATCCAGAATACAACAAAACAATGTTGAAACTCAGTTACTACCTATAGAGGAAGAAACTAAGAGAATAGCAGCATTAGCTAAGTCTGTAGGTTTAGATGAGTTTGAAAGGCTTGTTAAATACGCTGAGTTAGAACTAAAAGAAAAAGAACTAGATGTTAAAGAAAAAATATCTGAATCACAAGTAAAAATGGCTTCTGATAATAACTCTTGACAAACTAAGATAAATATGATATAATAAGGAAAATGATGTTAGACCCTGAATTAGAAAAATATTACAACAATTATTTAGATTTGTTTATGACAGAGGGTTGGAAGCAGTTTGAAGAAGACACCAACAACGTCATACAATCTATTAATCTACTAAACCTTGAAGATGCTAAAGCATTGCATCTAGCACAAGGTCAAATGGAAATACTGAATTGGATTCTTGATTGGAAGAACTCTGTAAAAAATTCATACGAGACTTTACAACAAGAAACCATTAGTTCAGAAGAACAGGAAAACTTTCAATGAGCTTAATGTTGTTTGATTTTACCTGTCCTAATGGACACACAACTGAACATTTTACCAAATCCAATGTAAAGGAAGTAAAATGTCCTGATTGTGACTTAATGAGTAGTCGGATAATTTCACCTGTTAGGTTTAAATTAGACCACACTTTCCCCGGATATCACGATAAATGGGCGAGAGAACATGAGAAAGCCGGTGCTAACAATAATTAATACCCCACAATACTTTTTTAAGTACGGAGAGCATTAAAATGACTAATACAACAAACCCCCTTGATAAACAAGAAGTAACATTAGAAAAAGATGAGGAGCTTGTTGACCTCTTAACAGAGATTGATAAAGAGCCACAAGCAGCTGATAGTAATCAGGAAACTGCTGAAGAAGAAATCTTAGAAGCAAGTGACGAAGTAACTGAAGATACTGAAAAACCAAAAGAACTTGAAGGTAAGTACGCTGGTAAAAGTATTGATGAAGTTGTACAAATGCACCAAGAAGCTGAAAAACTAGTAGGCAGACAAGGAGCGGAAGTAGGAGAACTTCGTAAAATTGTAGATGAGTTTATTAAGAATAAGGTAAGTGAAACTAAAGAAAACTTAAGCAACACAGACAATGTGGATGAACCAGATTTCTTTGATAATCCAAAAGAGGCAGTAGCTAAAGCAGTATCTGGCTCTGAGGAAATGAAGCAAATAAAAGAATTACTTGCTAAACAAAATGAGCAAGAAGTTCTTGGGAAGCTTACAACCAAACACCCTGACTATGTAGAGATTGTAAAAGACCCTGCATTTGGTGAATGGGTTAGAGGTTCAAAGGTACGAGTAGAGTTATTGCAACGAGCAGATAAATTTGATTTTGATGCAGCTGATGAGTTACTTTCATTTTGGAAGGAACGCAAAGGTGTAGTTGATACAGCTAAAGCTGTTAATGACGAAGACCGTAAGCAGCAGCGTAAAGCAGCTTCTACCGGTGGTAAAGGTTCAGGAGAACCTGTATCTCGTAAAATCTACAAGCGTTCAGACATAGTCAATTTAATGACTAACAATCCTCAAAAATATATGCAAAATATTAATGAGATACAAAAAGCATATGAAGAAGGGAGAGTTAGATAATTTAACTTTAACTTAAAAAGGTGATTTAAAATGGCACTAGGTACAAATCATGTAACTAATACTACAGCCGCTACATTCATCCCTGAAATTTGGTCGGATGAAATCATAGCAGCTTACAAGAATAATCTTGTATTAGCTAACGCTGTAAACAAAATGTCACATGTTGGTAAGAAAGGTGATACAATTCACATTCCTAAACCAACTCGTGGTTCTGCTTCTGCTAAAGCAGCTTCAACTCAAGTAACATTGATTGCAGCTACAGAAAGCGAAGTTCAAGTTTCAATAGATAAACATTATGAGTATTCTCGTTTAATTGAGGATATTACAGATGTTCAATCACAACCTTCACTAAGAAGATTTTACACAGAAGATGCTGGTTATGCATTAGGCAAACAAGTTGATTCTGATTTAGGTAGTTTAGGTAAAACTTTTGGTGATGATAACGGTTCTGGTTCTGACTGGATTCACTCAAACAGTTTTTATGTTGATGGCTCTAACGGTATTGCTGCTTATGCAGTTGATACAGTTGCAGTAACAGACGTATTTACTGATTTGGCTTTCAGAGAGTTAGTAAAAGAATTAGACGATAACGATACTCCAATGGATGGTAGATTCTTAGTAATTCCTCCATCAGTTCGTAGCACAATAATGGGCATTGACCGTTATGTATCTGCAGACTTTGTAAGTTCTAGTCCAGTACAAAACGGCTTAATTGGTCAACTATATGGTGTAGATATCTATGTATCTAACAACTTACCAGTAGTTGAAACAGCTGCAGATAACTCAGCTTCTGCTGTTGACACAGTTGGTGCAATTATGGCTCAAAGAGATGCTATGGTTTTAGTTGAGCAAATGGGCGTTAGAACTCAAACTCAATACAAACAAGAGTATCTTGGTGATTTAATGACAGCTGATACACTTTACGGTGTTAAAACTGTTAGACCTGAATCAGGTTTAGTAATCGCTGTTTCTAAATAAGGAAACAAATCGGGGGACTACATTCGTAGTCTCCCTTTTCCTTTTTTTAATTATAAATACATAGAGGTTTAAATGGCAATATTTAGAGGTGATGGTGGTGCAGGTGATGCAAATACTGATATAACAATTAACCAAGTCACAGAAAAAGCAAGTGAAGCCTCTGACTCCGCAACAGCCGCAGCTTCAAGTGCAACGTCAGCTTCCACTTCAGCTAGCAACGCTAGTACATCAGAAACAAACGCAAGTAATTCAGCCACAGCAGCAGCTTCGTCTGCTTCAGCAGCATCTACATCAGAAACTAATGCTAGTACTTCAGCAAGTACAGCATCAACTCAAGCGTCTAATGCATCTACCTTTGCAACTGCAGCATCAACTGCACAAACAGCAGCAGAGACAGCTCAGACAGCAGCAGAAACAGCAGAAACAAATGCTGAGACTGCAGAAACTAATGCTTCAACAAGTGCTACCACAGCAACTACTAAAGCAAGTGAAGCATCTACATCAGCTACTAATGCAGCCACAAGTGCTACAACAGCCACAACCAAAGCTTCAGAAGCTAGTACATCTGCTAGTAATGCAGCATCAAGTGAATCAGCAGCAGCTAGTAGTGCAACAGCAGCTCAAGCGGCAGAAGATGCAGCTCTAGCGGCATTAGATAATTTTGATGATAGATACTTAGGAGTTAAAACTTCAGACCCTACAGTTGATAATGATGGTGATGCTTTAGTAGCAGGTGCTTTATATTACAACAGTACAGATGAGGTAATGAAAGTTTATGAAGGTAGCTCTTGGGTAGCTGCTTATGCTTCATTATCTGGAACATTAATTGCTTCAAATAATTTATCTGATTTAACAAATGCAACTACAGCAAGGTCAAACTTAGGATTAGGTACAGCAGCAACTACAGCATCTACAGATTATGCTACAGCAGCACAAGGTACTACAGCAGATAGTGCTTTACAAAATGTTGTAGAAGATACCACTCCACAACTTGGTGGTAATCTAGATACACAATCATTTACCGTAGATGGTAGAGATGTATCTACTGACGGTACTAAACTAGATGGCATTGCAACTAATGCTACAGCAAACCCTAATGCGATTGACAATGTTGTAGAAGATACCACCCCTCAACTTGGTGGTGATTTAGCTAGTAATGGTAATGATGTTCTTTTTGCAGATAACGACAAAGCACAGTTTGGTGCTGGAAGTGACTTACAGATATATCACGATGGCTCAAATTCTTATGTAAAAGAAAATGGCGTCGGTAACTTTTACATACAAGGTCAGAACTCTATCCGTTTAACTAACAGCGATGGAACAGAAAATTACGCAGTATTTAATGTCGATGGTGCTGTTCAACTTAACCACGATAATACAACTCGTTTGCTTACTACAGCCACAGGTGTTGACGTAACAGGTGGAATAACTACATCAGGCGCAGTAGATGTAAATGGTAATGAACTTATATTAGACGCTGACGGTGATACTTCTATCACAGCAGATACAGATGACCAAATAGATATTAAAGTAGGTGGAACAGACTATGTTACAATTAATGCTGATGGGGTAACAATAACTGATACTGATAGTGGCGACCCAAGATTATTACTTAAAAATACATCTGATGGTACAGGCTCTGCTTTTTTAGATTTTCAAAAAGATAGTGCTTCTCCAGCAAATGATAATTTAGGAATAATGAGATGGATTGGAGATGATGATGGTGGTAATACAGCAGCATATGTAACTTTTGTAGGCTCTTCACCAGATGTTACTGATGGCTCGGAAGATGGTTCTTTTCAAATACAAACTTTAGTAAATGGAACTAATGCCACAAGACTTGCCATTGTTGATGGTAGTGTAGGTATAGGTACTAGTAGTCCTGACTCTGGTACAAAACTTCATGTTGAAGAATCTAGTGCATCATTAACCTCTGCTACTACAGCAAGTTGTGCTCTTTTCGAGAGAGCAGGAAATGCAGGTATTTCGATTGGGACAGCAAACACAGGTGCAAGCACTATCTTTTTTCAAGATACAGACAGTAGCACTATAGGCAGAGTAAGTTACGACCACTCAGATAATTCATTGCAACTTTGGTCTAGCAATGCAGAAAGAGCAAGAATAAATAGTAGTGGTGACATATTGATTGGTCAAAATTCAACTGTTAACCCCCCTAATAGCAACGTAGTTGGTACTGCTATTCGTTCTGCTGGAATAATACTTGCTAATGGAAATGCTACTCACTCTGCTGTATTTGGCAGAACTACTGATGGCGTAATTGTATATTTTTCTTCCGCAGGAACTACAGAAGGTAGTATATCAGTATCAGGTACAACAGTATCGTATAATGGTGGACACTTATCTCGTTGGGGTAGATTGCCTGATGACTCAAAACCAACTATCCTAAAAGGAACAGTTATGTCTAACTTAGATGCAATGGTTGTATGGAATTATCCTGATGAATTGTATACAGAAGAAGATGAAACAGATAATCAAATACCTGAAGGTAAGTCTGTAGGTGATGTTAAAAAAGCTGCCTATACAGCAGAAAACGAACAAAGAAACCAAATTAAAGTAAGTGATACTGAAGGTGATATTAATGTTGCAGGATTATTTGTTAAGTGGGATACAGAAGTAGATGGCTATAACGATATAGATTTAGCAATGACAGGTGATATGGTCATTAGAATTGCACAAGGAACAACAGTACAAAGAGGAGATTTACTAATGTCAGCAGGTGATGGCACAGCAAAACCACAAGATGATGACATAGTAAGAAGTAAAACAATTGCAAAGGTAACATCAACTACAGTTATTAATACGTATGCTGATGGTAGTTATGTAGTACCTTGCGTAATAATGGCTTGTTAGGAGAAACTAAATGGCTGGATTACAAGTACATACAGCAGAAACAGCATACACAATAACTCAAGCTGAAATTAAAGCATGGGTAGCAATAGACGGTAACAACATAGAGGAAGCGGATTAATGAAAGAAAATGAAAAATGTTTAACTGAAGCTGACATAGATAGAATAGCAGAAAAAGCAGCTAATAGGGCATTAGAAAAAGTATATGCTGAAGTTGGTAAAAGTGTATCTAAAAAGTTAATGTGGATTATGGGTGTTGTTTCTATAAGCTTAATAGTATGGTTATCTAGCTTTGGTGGTATAACTAAGTTATAAGAGGAGGCAATATGTATAAACTTGCAAAAATAATGGCGGCACACCCTGATAGAAAAATTAATGGGCAATACCGTAGACTATACTTTCGTGGAAGGATGCCACATAAATTATGAAAAAAGACAGTAGACTAACAAGAGCAGGAGTTAGTGGTTTTAATAAACCTAAACGTACCCCTAACCACCCTAAAAAATCTCATGTAGTCGTTGCTAAAGAAGGTGATAAAGTAAAGACCATAAGATTTGGACAACAAGGGGCTAGTACAGCGGGTAAACCTAAAGCAGGGGAGTCAGCTAAAATGAAAGCAAAACGAAAATCATTTAAAGCTAGACATGGTAGAAATATAGCTAAAGGAAAAATGTCAGCAGCTTACTGGGCGGATAAAGTAAAATGGTAAAGAAAAGAAAAACAACAAAGAAAAGAAAAAGTACAGTAAATGCTGCAGGTAATTATACTAAACCTACTATGCGTAAAAACTTATTTAATAAAATTAAAGCAGGTAGTAAGGGTGGTAAACCCGGACAATGGTCAGCACGTAAAGCTCAAATGTTAGCTAAACAATATAAAGCTAAAGGTGGTGGCTATCGTGGCTAAAAGTAAAAGCCAAGAAAGTTTAAGTAAGTGGACTAGGCAAAAGTGGAGAACATCCAGCGGTAAACCTAGTAATGGTAAAAGAAGATACTTACCGGATGCAGCTTGGAATGCCTTAACACCCGCTGAAAAAAAAGCTACTAATGCTGCTAAAGCAAAAGGTAATAGGAAAGGCAAACAGTTTGTAGCACAACCTAAAAAGGTAGCAAAAAAAGTAAGAAAGTACCGTACAACATAGGAATATAAAATGACATACTTACAAGTAGTAAACAATATTTTAAAACGATTAAGAGAAAGAACTGTAGCATCTGTAGATGAAACAACATACTCTAAACTAATAGGGGTGTTAGTTAATGATGCTTTAATAGATGTAGAAAATGCTTGGCATTGGTCTGGGCTTCGTAATACACTAGCAGCTAATACTACTAGTGGAATATTTAATTATGAACTTAATGGCACACAGAATAGATTAACAGTATTAGATGTTATAAATCAAACTGATGATTTTTTCCTAAAACAAAAAAGTTCACATGATTTTAATAATTTATTTTTGAATACAGAACCAGCAACAGGCTCACCCTATTACTATTGTTTTAACGGTATAAGTGCTGACGGAGATACACAAGTTGATTTATATCCAATACCTGATGGGGTTTATACAATTTACTTTAATGTAATATTAAGAAGTGCAGAATTAGAAAGTGATGCAGATACTTTTAGTATACCAACTAAACCTATTGAACTATTAGCTTATGCGTTAGCTGTAGAAGAACGTGGTGAAGATGGTGGTGCTACTACAACAAGTGCATATGCTAGAGCAAATAATGCCTTACAAGATGCTATAGCTTTAGATGCATCTAAACACCCAGAGGAGAGTATTTGGTATGAAAGCTAGAAGCATCTTAACAGAAAATTTACCAACAAGTACTGGCACATTATATACAGTTCCTAATAATATAAGAGCAAAATGGATATTAGCTTTTGTCTCTAACAGTACAGGTTCTACAATTAGTGATGTAGAATTGTTAATTGATAATGGAGTAACTATTAAAGTACTTGGTTCTAAATCTTTAGGTTCAGGTGATTTTATTCAATTAAAACAAGACGGTGGTTATGTTATGCTTGAAGCAGGAACTACAATACAAGGAAGTGCAGGAAGTACAGGAGTATCTTGTATCCTTACTGTAGAAGAATTACCATTTATAGTGAGTACAGTATAATGGCAAAAAATTTATTAACAGCATCGTTAGTAGCCCCAGCATTTTTAGGTTTGAATACCCAAGAGTCTAGTGTAGCTAATGACCCTAGCTTTGCTTTAGAAGCTAATAATTGTATTATAGATGAGTTTGGTAGACTAGGGGCAAGAAAGGGTTGGGCATACCGTACTACTTCGGGTGGTACAGGTGTTAACTTAAAAGGTATGCACCCCTTTTTAGATATAGCAGGAACTAATACTTTAGTGTCTTGGTCTAGTACTAAATTTTATACAGGACTAACTACACTAACAGAACGCACCCCTACCACTACTGATACTATTAGTGCGGGTAATTGGAGTAGTGCTACATTAAACGATAGAGCATATTTCTTTCAAAGAGATTATAAACCTTTATATTATACAAATGAAACTATTGCTAACGAATTTAAAAGTATAGACCAACACGCTGACTATACAGGTACAGCTCCAGAAGCTAATATTGTTGTTTCTGAATTTGGTCGTTTATGGGCTGCTGATACAGTAAATAATAAGACTACAGTATACTTTAGTAATTTATTAAATGGTGCAGAATGGAATACAGGTAGTGCAGGTACATTAAATATATCGGGCATACTACCAAAAGGTCAAGATATTATTACAGGGTTAGGTGGTCATAATGGTAGATTAATTGTATTTTGCAAAAATAATATTATTATATTTTCTGACCAAGATAGTTTTCAAGGAAGTTTTGATGTAAATACTTTACAGTTAGTAGAAGTTATAGAAGGTGTTGGGTGTATAGCTAGAGATAGTATTCAAAACACAGGAACTGATATTGTATTTTTATCGGCTACTGGATTACGTTCATTAGGTAGAACAATACAAGAAAAATCTCAACCATTAAATGATTTATCTAAAAATGTAAGAGATACATTTATGGATGTAGTTAATAGAGAAAGTAACTTAGGTTTAGTTAAATCTTCTTACTTTCCTGAAGAAGCTTTTTACTTAATTAGTTTACCGGAAGCAGCACAAGTATTTGTATTTGATACTAGAGGTACTTTAGAAGATGCTTCATTAAGAGTAACTACTTGGAATAACTTAGACCATACTGATTATATTTATGACCCTACTAATAAAACTATGTATATGACTCAAGCAAATGGTTTAGCGGAATATACTGGTTATAATGATAATGGTAGTGCATACACTATGTCATACTTTACTAATCATTTTGATTTTAATAAACCTAATATACTTAAATTAATAAAAAGAGCAGCAGTTACAGCTATTGGAAGTTCATCACAAGCATTTACTTTAAAGTGTGGTTTTGATTATACAACTAATTATTTTAGTTTTCCATTTACTTTAAGTCAGTCAGCAGTATCAGAGTACGGCATAGCTGAGTACGGAAGTAATGCAGCAACAGTAGCAGAGTATCAATCAGGTATTTCTTTGGAAAGACTTGATTCTTCTGTATCAGGTAGTGGTTCTATAGTACAACTTGGTATTGAAACAACAATAGATGGGGCGTTATTAAGCGTTCAGAAACTAGACATTTACACTAAACAGGGTAGGATTATATAATGAGTAATTATTCAAAAACAACAGACTTTGCAGCAAAGGATGCATTAGCTACAGGTAATGCAAATAAGATTGTAAAAGGTACAGAGATAGATGATGAATTTGATGCCATACAGACAGCAGTAAACAGTAAAGCTGATACTAATAATGCTGCTCTAACAGGTACACCAACAGCTCCAACAGCTAGTGCTGCTACTAATACAACACAATTATCTACTACAGCTTATGTAACAGATGCTATTACTACTGCAGTTGCTGCAACTAAAGAAGCTTTATTTCCAGTAGGAACTATATACACACAAGCAGCAGTAGCTACTAACCCCGGAACTTTATTAGGGTTCGGTACTTGGGCAGCATTTGGTGCAGGGCGTGTAATGGTAGGTATAGACTCTGGTGATACAGCATTTGATACTCTTAACGAAACAGGTGGTAGTGCAGATGCTACTGTAGTAAGTCATACACATACAGCAACTTCTACAGTAACTGACCCCGGACACAAACATTTATCTGCTCAAGGTACAGAGTTCCCACAATACGGTGAAAGTGGAAGTGTTAATGGCCCTAATGGTTTAAGAACTGATGGTCAAGGTTTTACAGAAACTAAAACAACAGGAGTTACTGTTGCTACATCTATAGCATCAGCTGGTTCTAGTGGTACAGATGCTAACTTACAACCTTACATAGTTGTATATATGTGGAAGAGAACTGCTTAATGAAAGTACCTGTAATACTTTATAAAGATTATACAATATTTACAGAGCAGTACAAAGACAAATTATTTTTACATTGTGATGTTTACAAATGGAATAAGAAAACAAGGAAAGATTTACAACACAGTTTAGATTTAATACTAAGATTATACAAACAAGATGTATATGCTTTACATGAAAATACTGATGATAACAAACATAGGAAATTTTTAGAAATGTACAAATTTGAATTATATAGCACAGAAATGGGCCTAGATGGTTTGTTACATCAGGTCTGGAGAAAACGAAATGAAACTAAGGAGATAAAAAATGGGTAGTAGTATAGGAAAAATATTAGGTGGAGAATCAGCACAGCCAGCTAAAGCTGCACCCGGAGCTAAGTTTGAACCGTTTACATATACAGGTTTAGCAGGTACAGCAACAGGCACTAGAGAGGGAGAAGGGTTTAGATTTGAACAAGAACTAACCCCTGAATTACAAGCGTTGTATGGGCAAGGTATTGCTGCAACTAGCCCCTTCCTCTCTCAATACTTAGAACAGGCACAAGCCCCTATCCCTACATTTGATTTTACGGGTGACGATTTAAGAGCAAGGGAGCAACAAATATTACAAGAGCAAACTGCTTTATTAACACCTGAACTAGAAAGACAAAGACAACAATTAAGAAGTGATTTATTTGGGTCAGGTCGTTTAGGTTTACAAGTATCAGGTGAAGCAGTAGGTGCTGGAGAAGGTACAGGAATGGTTAGCCCTGATGCTTACGGATTAGGTTTAGCACAATCTAGAGCATTAGCTGAGTTAGGGCCACAAGCAAGACAACTAGCTTCCGCAGAAAGATTACAAGACTTTGGTTTACAATCTGAGCTATATAATATAAATCAAGCAGCAAGACAACAACAACTAGCTAACTTACTAGGTGGTCTAGGGGCTGGTATGGGTACATATCAAGATATATTAGGTATAGAACAAGGTTTAATTGGTCAAGGTTCTGGATTAGAACAAGCTCGTGCTGCTGCAACTGCTGGAGCATTTAGAGCAGGTACACCAGCTACAAGTGGGGGTGGTGGTGGACTATTTGGTTCTATACTAGCAGGTGCAGGTGGGCCATTAGGAAAAGCACTTGGAACTAGGTTATTTAGTTAAATATTATTTGGAGATATTAAAATGGCAGGAATGATTAAAAATATATTTGGTTTAAATACCGAAGATTTAAGAAGACAAGAAATGGCTGAAACTGAACAATTAGCTCAAAGGTTATCAAAAACTACAGGTGATAATTATGGGGTAACTGCTTTTGGTACTGCTTTTGGTAAAGCAGCAAGTAAAGGTTTACTTAGTAAAATGGGGTATGAAGACCCCGCTTTAACTCAAGCAAAAGAAAATGAAGCTTTACAACAACAGTTTGACAATATTGATAAAAGTACTGCACAAGGTAACTATGAGGCAGCTCAACTTTTAGATAAGGCTGGAAGACCAGAACTTGCTGTACAATATAGGAATGTTGCACTTCGTATGGCGGAACAATCTAAAAAGAATAGAAAAGAAGTATATTCTACTATTCCTTTAGACCCTAACGATATATTAGGAAGTAAAATAAAACAAAGGGAAGACCTTTTTAACAAGGGTGAATATGAAGCAGTAAAAGAGCTTGATAAAGATATAGTAGAATTAAGTAAATTACCATCATCCTTAACTAAACGAGTAAGTAAATTTAATGATAGTTCTTCTAAGAACAGAGAAGAAGCTCTTAGAATGGAAGATTTAGCTAAAGGATTTAAAGAACAAGATGCAGTTGGTGGTATAAGAGGAAAAGCTATAGATGCATTTAAAGAATTTGCTGGTACAGAAGATGCGGTTTCTGTATTAAAAGTTCAATTTAATAAAATTAGAGCAGATAGAACTTTATCTAATCTACCTCCCGGTGCAGCTTCCGATAAAGACGTAGAATTAGTTATGCAAGGGTTTTTAAAACCAACTGCTAATGCCCAAACAATAGCTAGTTTTTTACGAGGCTTATCTAAAATATCTAAAATACAATCTGAAAAAGATTTGTTTAAGTCTGAGTATATAAGCAATATGAAAAGAGAAGGTGGAATGATTGATGCTTGGAATAAGTATAGTAGTTCAGATAAGTTTAAAGAACAAATGGCAAAAAACTTTGGTATAGAAGTAGAAGGAGAAGCTACTGTTAAAAAATATAGAAAGAATCCAAAAACTGGTAAATACGAGTTAATTGAACAGGACTAAATAATGGGACAAATAAATATTGAAGGTTTGGGTATAGTAGAAATTGATGGTAATGAACCAACAGAAGAAGAACTACAAAACATTGATGAGCTTTTTGCAACACAAGGTACAACATCAGAACAAACAACCCCAGAAGAGCAAGACTCAAATGCATTTGCTGAGTTTTTTAAAGAAAATTTAGATATACCCGGAGGTTTAGGAGGGGCTTATACTGGTTTTAAAACAGTAGCTAAATACACTAAAAATCCTCTTGCTTTAGGGGCAGGTGGTATAGTTGGAGGTGCTTTAGGTGTATTTTTTGGCTCTGCAAACTCTTCTAAATATAAAACGGGAGAAGCTGATTATAACAAAGCATTAAAAGATGCTAGTATGAGTGTAGGTTTTGATTTAGCAACTTTAGGTCTTTTTAAATCTATAGCCCCAATATATCATGCAGTTAAAACAAAACGTAAAAAGTTTAGCCCCCCTGAATTACCAAAAGATGTAGGGGCATCTGGTACTCTAGAGTCTTTACAAAGAACACAAGCTTTCTTAGAAGAAAGTGGTGGTACACTCTTACCGTCACAAACTGGCAGGGCAAGTAAAACAGAAGAAATTTTAGAAACTATTACTTCTGTGGGTTTACTATCCAGAAGAAGGATAGATGATATTGCAAAGACTAATAAAAATATTGTTATTAAAGAAATAGAAAAACAAATTGATGGTATTAATCCTAATTTAATAAGAAACTCTTCTGAAGAATTAGGGGATGAAATGATGAATATTATTAAAGAAGGTAAAAAACTTAATCAAATTAGTTATGATGTTGGTTTATCTCGTATTGCTAATGACTATGGAAATATAAATGTACCTATTGATAATATTGTTAATACTATGGATAATTTTGTTGCAGAAGCAAGTAAGGATGGTATAAATACATTATCTAAAGAGTCATTAAAAGTAATAGAAAAAACAAAAAACAATTTAATAGGAAGTCAGTTAAGCCTTTCAAAAGCTAAAAATCAATTTTTACCTTACTCATCCGTAAACAAATTAATTGCTTTTCAAAAAGAAATAAATAAAGATGTTAGTGCTGCTGGTAATTTTAATAGTCCAACTTATAACAGTTCTGTTGAACGAGAATTAACTAGATTTTCTAAAAAACTTCAAGATAGTATAGATAGTAGTTTAAATGTTGCTAATAAAAATTTAGCTAAAGATTATAGGTCTATAAACAAGGCTTATGGAGAAACATTAGGTAATTTATTACCAAAAATTAATAAAAATATAGTGACTCAAGCTGACAATGGTAATTATCATAGAATGGGTAATTTATTATTAGCTAATAATGATGTATCAAAAATATCTGCTATGATGAAAAGTATTGACACATCTTTTGAACTTGCTAAAAAACAAAAATTATCTATGAATACTTCTGTTCAATCAGCAGAGGAAGCAAAACAAATGATAAGACAAAGCTATATTAAAAACTTTTTTGGGGAAACTTCTGGTGATTTTGACCCACAAAAATATTTTAGTAAACTTACTCAAATAGATAAAAAACCAAATGAAGTAGCTAAATTAAAAGCAATATTAGGTAAAGATGGCTATAATAATTTTAAAAAATTAGCTAACGCAGCTGAAGAAAGTGCTAAACAGCCGGGACAAGATATGTTTTCTTTAGCAGTAAGGAGTAGAGAAACAAGTTCTGCTTTGCAAATATCTGGTAGTATAGTTACTGGTGGAACTGTTGGTATTATACCTGCTTTTGCTATATTTGCAGTACCTGAAGTTATTGGTAGAATAGCAGTTAATAAAAAAGCTGTTAACAAGCTATTATTATTAAATCAGCAAGTTAAAAGAAGTGAAGCAGGTATTGGTAAAGTTATAACTGCCTCTAATGCTGCTAAAGCAACTGCATCTATTATAGGTGAATTACCTGACTATGATAAAGAGGCAATTAAATTTTATATGGGTGCAAAAGAAGAATGATAAATAAACTGATAGCACTAATATTTTTAACCATAGTAGTTATTATAACAACCATAAACAGTTATGCAGTAGACAGTCGTTCAGAAGTCAATTACAAAAACCAGCCAGTACCAAGTGCAATCTCTGCAGGTGTACAGTCATACAGCCAGATGATATGCAGCTTTCCCGTAGTAGGGGCTGTGCAAACTTCAGTCGTTGGTATATCTACTGGTACAACATTTACGGATTGGCATTGTGAGAGAAGACAGTTAAGTAACAGCTTGAGTAAAGCAGGATTATCTGTGGCCAGTATAAGTATTTTATGTGCTGGAAGTAAAGCAGTATGGTCAGCTATGTTACATAGTGGTACACCCTGTAGCATATGGGACGGTTCAAAAGCTCTTATTGGCTCAGAGGCCATTAAGTATTATAAAATGATGGGATATATAAATGACTATGGACAAATTCTTAGATACCCTGACTACTTGGGTCGTAATTATAACGTTAGTAATTACACCAACTCAAATAGCCAAAGCACAGGAAACCACAAACATCCTAAATAACGG